GCAGGCACCTGGCGTTTCTACGCGTTGCAGGTCCTGTACTTCACTCATTACACTTGCAAGGTTATTGGTTATTAAGTTTGACATTTACTGATTCACTCCCATTACTATCAAACTTCATTTCTACACCTTGCACTTTTTGCGTTACTAGCGTGCCATTATCATTAATGCTGACTAAATCACCAAAAAAGTAATCACGGCCATACTTTAAGGCAGCGTTTTGTGTAAGCTTGGCTGTATAGCTGGTGCGCTTTTTTGCCTGCAGTGCTAGTGTGCTATCACCAATGCTGTTGTAATTGGCAGCAGTGGTGCCAGATCCTTGATTGCGTGAATCAATAAACTGTTCTCGATTCGATAACCCCGTATTGAGTGATGCAGGCCTGCTGTACATGCCACGTGCCAGTGATTCACCACTGCCACCTAATATTACATTGGTAAAATCTTGCACCCGATCAGTCACTACTTGCAATTCTGCAATGGTTCCTGTAGGCACTGATAGGATTACACTACTACTCCGATTGGTTCCGCGTTGTCCTAAATACCACGTAAATGTGTACGTGGCTGGTGCAGTCCATACCATATCAAAATCACCACCATTGCCTATAGCCACCTTTTGCATTACATCTAACAGATTTTGCATGCTACAGGCAATACTTACTGTGCTACCACCACCAGCACTAGCAGCAGTGGTCATACCAGTAGTATTGCCATTGATAATGCGTTGTGACGTGGTGCCAGTCACTGCCAAGGCCGTACAATTGTAATTGAACAACGTTTTAAGAATAGTTTCAGCAGGCACTGCAGAAAATACACTTCTATTCGCCACGTTGGCACGATATGCCACCACACGATCAGATAGCAGGGCCATCATTGACACGGCCGTGATTTGGTAGATTGTTTGCGTGCTGACCACTCGTACAATCTTACGAATCATGCCAGCAAATTCCACACTTGCAGAGATGCCTTGTGCGCTGTCTTGGCGTGTCACTGACACAATATACCCATACTGCAGGTACTGTGCGTTAGGTGACGTGCTAGCCATGGTAAACGTCAAACCACCAATAGCGTTTACCTGCCTACTGATTCCCAATTGCAAATAATCCGTGGCAATGGTTTGAATCACGCCACTGGCATTGTAAATTGTCATTGTATAAAGTGGTGCCATGAATTACAACCGTGTACAAACAATGTATGAATCAGTCACACTACGTGACGCCACACTAGACCATGCCTGCAGAAAATAGGTATTCGGCGTGCCTGGCGTTACGGTAATGGCATACGTGGCACTGCCACGGTATGTGCTGCTGGTAGCAAAATTTGCTGCAGACATTAAATTAAATCCTACTCCTAGATTTTGAATTAATGCCAACCGCGTGCCAGTGGCATTGCTATCAAACGTGATTTGAAAATCAAACTGATACACACCAGACTGGTAAATAGTGATTTGGCCATTGGTTGTATTAAACGTCATTGACCCATCAGCACTCGACACACCAGCAGCGTAACTTGCAAGTGCATAGTATGTTGATGCACTGACTAATGATACCGTGCCGCCATTGCCTTGGCAGTACTGTTGTGTGCGTTGCTGGCGCGCGTTTGCATAGGCATTGTATGGTGTGATTGCTGATACAAGGCCAGATGCCACTGTTACCGTGCCAAGTGTAATATAAGGCTGTGCAGCAGTAGATAATTGTGCACTCGTGGCCAGTGCCAGCCGTGTGGTTTTGGTGGCAATGGTGGTGCCTGCCACTGATCGCGTAACAGTAACACTTGCACCAGATTCATTGGCTAAGATAACTAAAAAATACGTACCATTCGCCACGGCTCCAACAGCAATGCTGGCACTGCTGGTATTCTCGTATAAATAACCACCAGTAACTGTGGTGGTGCCTGTGGCCACCACTGCACTGCCATCTGCAATGGCAAGTGTTGCACTTCCTGTACCTGATTGTGCCAAATAACTGCCTTGTAATAATACTCCGATGCCTAATGTTTTTGCTTCGATAACCGTCATACGTGACGAATCATAGCCTGATGCAGGGCCATCGCCAGTGCCAGTGGTGGCATACCCAATTGATTGTTCAGCCATGGTGGTTATACTCCTATAAATCTGTCATTGTATGTAAGCGTTACTGCACTTGCAGACGTGCCAGCCGTGGCAGTAATTGCAATGGTATTTACACCACCAACTACCTGTGGCATTGGTGCAAGATTAAACGTGGCTAGATTTGATGTGGCACTAATGTTTGATAGCACATTTGCCCCCAATTGATCTACTACTGTTTTATATCCATAGCGTAAATCAAACGTATATGTGGTGCCAGCAGCAATGTTCGCAGTCAAGGTGATTGTATCACCCGTGCTAGTGTTCTGAATGATTAAACTATTCAACGGCCCTACTGCCACAATGTTGGGATATGCATTCCAGGTGCCAGTATATGAAACGGCCGTATTTACACTAATCGTGCCACTTGCACCATAGGTTACAGGATACAACCGCGGTATAGGTGTAGGAGTGCCTAAAATGGCAGGTGTACCAGCAATGATGTTCTGTACAGGGTTGTACCAGGTAGGATCATCTGCACGCATTTGCACAATGGTTTTCACGCTATAGCCTGATTTTGCATCTACATCGAGTGACAAACCACCTAATATTTTGGTGGCTATTGCACGCTGTGTACCATCAGCTCGTGTGATGGTAAGCACGCCAACCACGTTTGATGGTGAAAATATCGCTAGTAATTTATCTCTGATTAAATAGTGGTCTGTAATGTTGGTAGCAGTGATGATGAATGGCAATTGCAATACTCTTGGATCAAGGCGAAAATCTACATCTGAATCACCCTGCTGCAGCGGCCCGCGTTGCGTGATTCGATGTAGTGGTGCCATGCCAAATCCTAAATCACCCAAATACCCAAACGTTAGGCCTGATACTGCATCATAGCCATTGAGTGTGTATGTGGTGCCTTGTATCGTGTAGGTAAGTGTATATGGCATTACAAACCACCTGCTAGTACCTGCATGGCATTAAAATCTGCCATAATGCTTGATTCACTCTGATTAGTATTATACGTGGCTGATAACTGGTAGTAATTCTGCACTGTTGCCTGTGCTGCATTTACACCACTCCCCAATGTGGCATTCATGGCGTTTGTTACATCTGGCAATCCTGCCATAATACCTGCTGCCATACCCTGTGAAATAGGTTTCCCAACCAAATTGGCAAATACCGTTGATGGCGAATGAATTCCAAGGAGTGCCATGGCTGCATCAAGTGCAGACTGTGCAGCTCCTTTGGCAGCATTGGTAATGGCAGTAACGCCATTGCTAATGCCATTGGCAATACCATTAGCAATATTTTGCCCTACTGCCATAGCCTGTGCAGTAATTGACGATACAAGGCCACCAATCTTTGCTGATACATCAGTAACAAATGCACCAATGGCTGTTTGCACGGTGGTAACAAATGCACTCACTGATGTTTGCAATGTGGACCACGCGCCTGCAAAATCACCTTTAAGTAGTTGGCTAATAGCAGTGAGTGCGCCAATAATCAGTGTTTGAAATGGTGCGATCAGTGCCATAAATCCATTAAGCACAATTTGAATGTATGGCCATAAAAACTGCAGTGTGGTCATGAGTGACTGCCATTCAACCACCATGCCATTAATAGCAAGTGACACGACACTAATCAGAATATCTCCCAGCAAACTAAATATGGTGACTAGGTTTTTTATATAGCCTTGTGTTTGCGGTGATGCTAATTGTGTGGTGATTGCACCATACAGTGCAGTGAGTGCTGGCACTGCCACTGCATACAGATTCGCAATAGCACTGGTAATTGGCGCAATGATTACAAGAAACGAATTAAACCCTGCCTGTATCGATGCAAGTGTGCCATTCCAATCAATGCCAGATACAAACGCATCTGATGATAAATACAAATTATCAATGGCAGATATGATGCCTGGCCAGTCAACACTGCTTATAAAGTTTGAAAATTGTGTCACTACATCGCCAATGATTGGTACTAATACTTCACTCGCATAACTGCCAAATCGTACCAGTACAGGTAGCAGTGCTTCTCCTAACGTCTGCTGAATATCTGCAAACTGTGCTGCTAGCATTGCCTGCTGGCCTGCATAGGTATCTACAGCAGCAGCAGCACTGCCACCAAATTCTTTATTTAGTTCACTTAAGATTACCTGCTGTGCACCAGCCACATTGCCTGTTTCGACCATGGTTTTAATCATGGCCTTTTGGTCATCAGTAAACGACACACCCACACGCGACAATGCACTAATGCCTGCAATTGGATCGTTCAGGGCCTTGCCTACTTGCAGTGCTGATGATTGCAAATCAGTACCCATAGCCTGTGAAATATCCAAAATAGATTGCGTGGCACTCGTAAAATTTGTGCCTTTAATTTGCGTGAATGTGGCTAGTACGTTTTCTGCACCTAAAATTGCATCATCAGAGAAAATGCTATTGCCACTGCTGGCACTCATAGCAGATGCCATATCGCCAAATTGTTGTGCAGTGAATCCAGCCGCCATGCCAGTAGATTTCACCACTGCTTCAGTTTGTGCAATGGCAGAATTCCATTCAGATGCCTCTTTAATGCTTCCTGAAATGAAATCACCAATTTTGGATAACGCGGCCCCTGCCAGATTGGTGGCAGCCGTGCCAATTGCCTGAAATGCACCCGTGGCAATGGATTGCAAGGCATTGAATCCACCACCAGCAGTTTTGGCTGCACCACCAACACCTTCCACGCTGCTCGTAACTGCAGCAGCCACTGGCGTTACATCATCTTCACCTAAGAAACGAATTAGTACAGTGGTATCACTCATTTTTTCTTTGCCTTGTGTTCGTTCACTTCAGATTCAATGGCCATCAGTGCCAGGTGTTCAGATATGATTTGCCAGTCTGGCAGGTTTGCTGGTGTGCAGTGATATATATCACGACACAATATCAATTCCAAATATTCAATAGGCATTGGTGCTTTGGTCCATAGGTGTGCACGCAATGCCATTGCTATTTTGGGTTTGTTTCACCTGATACACGACTCACAATAGCACTGATGATTTGCGTCAAATGACTGGCAGGCAAATCTTCAGCTCTGCGGCCGTCATCTACCATTACACATTTATTCATGATTGGCAGCAGTGCATCTAAATCATTCCCCTGGCCAGCCTTCACAAGGTTTGCCACATCACGAATAGTTAGTTTACTTGCATCGATGCTGTACATATTGTTGTTCTCCTATAGATTGTGTGGCATGGTGCCAGCCACGCCACACTACTGTGCATTAATATTAAACCGTGTGTGTGATGCTGGCACAGCGTAACGTGAATGAACACATGATAGGGCCTGCACTTGATGCATCAATGGCAGGTAAATCAATTGCCGTAATTTGGCCAGCACTGGTGGCATACGAATCTGCACCAGCAGCAGCACCAGCTGGTATCCATTTGAGTGCAATCAACGTGCCATTTTCAAATGCGGTTAGCATGACACTATACCCTTCAGTAAGAGATTCGGTATATAACACGTTTACCTTCACTTCTAAAGGTTCGTTTTTGCCAACCGTCAGTACAGCATAACTGCCATCGAACGTGTATGCTTCGCCAGTCACTTTGGTAAGTGTTACCACGTCTACTGATTGGCTGCTTCCTGAAATATCCGTGAATGCACCACTACC